CGTTGATTACACACACATATGACTATGTTGACGAGGGCGGCGATCTGGTTGCGCAAGTGTGCCGCTACATTCCTAAGGACTTTCGGCCGCGTGTGCCGCTGCCTGGCGGCGGGTTCCGCATGGGCGCCAAGGGTGCGCGGGTTGTGCCGTACAGGCTGCCGGAGTTGATGGCGTCTGAGTCGGTGGTGCTGTGTGAGGGCGAAAAGGATGCCGACGCGCTGGCTGCGCTCGGCGTGTGCGCCACGACGCGACCGGGATATGCAGGCAAATGGCCTGACGGCTTTGAGCAGTACTTCGCGGGCAAGCATGTTTTTGTCGTGCCTGATAACGATGCGGCTGGGCGTGATAAGGGCGAGGCTGCCGTCGCTGCGCTTTATGGTGTGGCGGCGTCGGTGCGGTTTTGCACCGTATGTGCTGATCTTGGTGCGCGGGCTGACGTTTCAGATTGGCTTGAGGCGTCGAGGCTAGATGGCGCTGGCGTTGTTGCGGCGTTGCGTGAGTTTGCGGTTGCGGATGCGCCTGTCGTTTTGGATGAAGCCAACGTATTCGACACGTTTGGGTTTTCAGAAATTGAGGCGTCGTTTGCGTCGGATGATTTCGTCGAGGACTTGCTGATTGCGGGCCAGATGTCGGTGGTCTATGGGCCGTCGAACTCGGGCAAGACCTTTTTCGCCACTGATCTGGCAGCGCATGTTGCCTTGGGGCGCACTTGGCGCGACCGCGACGTTACGCCGGGCGGGTGCCTATACATTGCGGCCGAGGGCGCATGGGGCATCAAGAATAGGTTGGTCGCGTTCCGCCAGCACTACGATGTGGCTGGCGATGTGCCGTTCCGGGTGCTGCCGCAGGCGGTCAACATGTTCGATTCCGACGAGGATTTAGACCGCCTGATTAACACAGTGCGGGTGTTGGCGCGTGATATGGGCGGATTGCGGTTGATTGTGCTTGATACCTTGTCGCGCGTGGCGGCTGGTGCTGACGAAAATTCGGCCAAGGATGCGTCGATTGTGGTGGCGTCTGCCGACAAGCTTCGGGCGCTGACGAACAGCCATGTCATGCTGATTCACCACACAGGTAAGGATTCTGCGCGAGGTGCGCGAGGTTCGTCGGTCTGGCGGGCGTCATGTGACACCGAAATAGAGATTGAGCCGGGCGAGGGCATGTCGGTGGCGCGGGTCACCAAGCAACGCGAGCTTGAGATCGGCGGGGAGTTCGGGTTCGGCCTTGAGGTTGTGGAGCTGGGGCTGAACGGGCGCGGTAAACCGGTTTCGTCGTGTGTGGTTGCGGTGCGGGATATTGAGGCTGCCGACGCACCCTCGCGGCCCGCCAGGCCGCGTGGTGCGGCGCAGCGCCAGGTGTTTAAGGCGTTGCGGAATGCGTTGGTTGACGCTGGCGGGCAACGCACTTTTCGCGACGGTCTAACGGTGCATTGCGTCCACTGGGAGGTGTGGCGCGACGAGGCTTATCGACTGATCGGGGGTGAATCGAAGCACAAAAGCACACGGTTTCGCCGCATGTCAGAGGCGTTGATTGGAGACGAGTTTGTCGGGTGCCTAGACGATTATGTGTGGGTGATTGATGGCTGATTTGGACACCACAAATACCACAAAAGCCACAATGTGGTGTCTGTGGGGTTTGTGGTCAGACACCACAAATACCACAACCCCCTATAGGGGGTGTGGTGTTGTGTGGTGTCGCAACCCGGCGAGCAACTGTTTTGAGTAAGAATGTTGCGCCAGAGGTGATTGCGTGGGTGCGGGACAATGTTTCAGGCATCGATGACCTGGCGGGTCTGTTTTTTGAGGCGGCGGAGACGGAGCGCAAGATGCCGCGTGGGGCACATCCTGCTGGTGGCGGGAATGCGTGGCCGGAGACGTTGCCCGAGCCGGGACTGGCATATGGCTATGGCGAGTATGAGCCGAGGCCGTCGCCAGCGAGCAGCCGCGATGTCACGCGCTGGGATGCCGCGTTGGCGCTGACGAAGGCAATGACAGTTGATGATGCGCGGTTGGTGTGGCGCGTGTGCTTTTCAGCGGTTGGGCGTGAGCGTGGACCGGCTTGGAGCGCCATCGGTCGCACTTATGGCGTTTCGCATAGGGTTGTGCGGCGAAGGTTTGAGGGGGCGCTGATTTCGCTTTATTATTTTATTGCGCAAAGTAGTTGACGGACAGCACGAAATCAGCCTAAAAAAAACTAGTGGTGACGTATTGCGTCACTAGCGGTGGGGTTTAGCCGAAAATAAGCGTCAGAATTTGTATGATTAGGTCCACGTCTCAGCCTCAACTTCGCACCGTCGCCACGTCATTTCCGCCTGCCCAGATGATCTCGCGAGTACCGTCGCTCAGCCTGTATTCTAGATCGTAGGCTGCTTCGCCGCCCTCGTATCTAATCGCCCGCGTAATTTTTTTCGTCGTTATGGTCGCCGTCTTTGCGGTCGGTATATCGTCGTCGTCGATCAGATAGATGACATCGCCAACCTCGAGGTCTTTTACTTTTTTTTCAGTTTTCACCGCTCGCTCCTTTGATAAGCGTATGAATTTGTATTGTTAGGTTTAGGTCTCAGCCTCTGTCTCAATCTCTATGGCTAGCTTTTTCCGCCCAGCGACTGCGCCAACGCTTGCCCTAAGCCGACGGCGACACGGTTAAGCGCAGCGCGGTCAATGTCGTGACTATCGTCCTCAAAGCCCATGGCTCCCTCTCCGAAAACATTGACAAGAACCTCTAGCTCGCGCTCGGTGACGTAGAGCTTGTGGTGCGTTTTGGTTTTCCCGATCTTCATCGCTCGCTCCTTTGATTAGCCACGGCGGCGTCTACGACTGAAGCATCAAATCCCGGATAGAGCATGCCTCGCTCGTCGATGCAGTCGTACTGTGAGGGGTCAAACCGTATTGCAGAGATCGTGTAACGACCCTCTGGCGTCTGCCAGTCGCCATTGAAATAGAAGGACGTGCCGACTTCAATTTTTGTCATCAAGGGGCTCCATTTGTTGATCAGCAGCTTCGGCTGCCGCTCTAAAGCTGTCAAACTTTCCTTGCAGGTATCGCGGACCTGATGCACCGCTTTCAAAATGCCATAGCGCAAAGGTGTCGTTGCGCTTGTGCCAGCTTATTACTTGGCGCTCGCGTGTTGGCTCGGTTGACCAAAAGTCGTTCGTGCCAGCCCAATCACGCCAGATGCGTCGGTTATGTGCGCGGGTTTGCATGATGGTTATCGCTTGTTTGTGTGCCGAGGCCGAAGCCCCGGCGTGGTGGTCACTCGCCGCGAGCTTTGGCGATGGCGGCTTCGGCTTTTTCCGCGATTCGTTTTAGCGTGCGCGCGCCACGGCTTCGCAAAGCGGTATCTTGTTCAAAATTTTTGGATGCGATGTCTTTGATCCATTCTAACGCCTCCAGCAGTTCTGGTGCTGCGGCGATCAAGCGGGCGTCCGCGTTTCTTTCAACCATGTTTCTGTCTCCTGTTGTGCCGGGGCGCGAAGCCCCGGCGGTTGAGCTAATTCGCAACGCGCGGCACGAAGCAGTCACCGACCTTGCCGGGGTAGCTGCTTCTATCCATATGCCCAACGATGCCGCTGACATCGTGCGCGAAGGTCTCGTCGTCAGCGTTTAGCAGGCGGCTTGCGTCGAAGTTGAACTGCCCGCATGCGCTGTCGATATCTATAACGAGCGTCATACGACTGACGGGCAGGTTTAACGCTTTCGCGCGGTCGGCAATTCCAAAGAGTGTGTCGGGGTCAATCATGGTGCTGTTCTCCTGTTTGCATTTGCATTAACAATACTGGAAAGCACACATAATATAACCCACAGTTAAATACAAGGCAATAAATAATCATGGTAGCACCTCAAAGATATGATTGGGTAGCGATCAGAAAGCAGTATCTTGACGGGGCTAGCTATCACAAGCTAGCGCGTGTGACGGGTGCTGCGAAGTCCACAATACAAGAGCGTTCAAAGAAAGAGGGCTGGCCCGAAGAACGCGAGGCGCTTGATAAAACGCGCGAGCGCGTGGAGAAGATGCCGATTCACGGCGGCGGGCCGGCCGTGACGCAGAAGTTTACGCCCGAAACCGTAACGACCATCATACATTACTTGGAACACGGCGCATCGAAGGCGTCAGCAGCAGCCGCAGCGGGCATTCATTACGACACATTGAAGCGTTGGATGGATCGCGATGGCGATTTTAAATTAGCGATTGAAATGGCGACAGCGGCGGGTCCAGCCAAACAAGCCAAGCGCATCAACAGCGCAGGCGAACGTGGCGATTGGCGAGCAGACGCCTGGTTGTTGAAGCACAGCCCGCGATCACGCGATGAATGGGCTGAGCCGTCAACCGGCGTCAACGGCGTGACTGTAAACCTCCAGCTTTTTGCCCGCGACGACGAGCCGGTCACGATCAATGGCGAGGTTGTCGAGGCCGAATAGTATGCGCGGAGGCCCGCGCACGTGGGCGAAATAAGCCGAACAAACATTACGCAGAAACACATATTCGCGCAAAATAATTACCTCGTCAGGCTAACAACCTTACGAGCAAAACAAAAACAACAACGAAAACAACACTTTACGAGGGCGCGGCACAGAACGCGGCACAAGCTGGTGCCTCGATCCCCCAGGCGGCCCCCCGGCACACCCCCCCCAGCCGCCGCGTCGGCGGCGATGAAGGTGATACTGACGCCCGCGCAAATTAAAACCGCACACCCCGGCCCACAAAAAAATCAACGAGACAACCCTGCCATGCCGCAACAAACCACGGTGCCGCACGACCAGATTGCGGTTGCGCTGACCTATGAGGCAGCCGACCACCGCGTATTTCTTGCCCCTTGGTTTGCCGACGAACTGACGGCAGAAGCCGTTGCCGACTACCTGACCGGCGCGATCGAGGCTCTTGAGGGCATCCGCGACGGCTTTGAGCTGCTGGCAGAGATCACAGAAGAAACGTCCACCGTTCACTGATGGCGAAAGCGAAAACGATTAGGCTCGATTACGAGCCGCAGGAAAAGCAGCGCCTACTACACAGCGCAAAAGCCCGCCAAATCTTGTTTGGCGGTGCAGTCGGCGGCGGCAAATCAACCGCGCTGCGCTGGGACATGATTAAGTTCTGCCTGGAGAACCCCGGCCTCGTTTGCTACCTGTTCCGCCGCACGATGCCGGAGTTGGAAAGCAACCACATCCTGCAAATCCGGCGTGATGTGCCCGCAGAACTGGGCCGCTGGAACGAAACCAGAAAGCGTTTCGAGTTCCACAACGGCTCCATGATCGTGTTCCAATATCTGGAGCGCGACAACGACTGCGAACGCATCCAGGGCGCTGAAATTCATTATGCCGGTCTGGACGAGGGCGGCCAACTCAGCCCCTATCAGATAAACTACATCAAGTCGCGAAACCGGCTTGGCAGCTTTGAGGCCAAGCAGCCCGAGTATTTTCCAAGATTCGTCGTTACGGCGAACCCCGGCGGGCAGTCTCATAATTATCTAAAATCTATCTACATTGACGCAGCGCCGCCGGGGCAACTTTTCTACGACCACACGATGGTCGATCCCGACGACCCCAAGGACAAGGGCTGGACGACCTTGTTCATCCCGAGCCGCATCGAGGACAACAAGTATATCGACGCTGGCTACCGCGCCTCATTGAGCGGCCTGCCTGAAGAACTGGCACGCGCCCTGCGCGAAGGCGATTGGGATTTGGTCGTTGGCGCGTTTTTTGGCGACGTGTTTCAGCGCGACAAGCACGTTATCGAGCCGTTCGACATTCCCGACACCTGGACAAAGTTCAGGGCATTCGACTGGGGTTCAGCAAAGCCGTTTAGCGTCGGGTGGTACGCCGTGGCGCAACACGACGACCGCTTCCCTGATGGCGCGATCATCCGCTACCGCGAATGGTATGGCGCGGCGGGGCCGGATCGCGGCCTGAAGATGACGGCAGAAGAAGTGGCGGCGGGCATCCGCTCACGCGAGCGTGGCGAGAAAATCGACTATGGGGTGGGCGACCCGAGCGTATGGAAGTTCGACGGCGGCCCATCAATCGGGGAGCGCATGTCCAAGTTTGGCGTGCGCTGGCGACGCGCTGACAATAGCCGCATCGCTGGGTGGGACCAGATTAGGCAGCGCCTGATCGGCGATGACAACGTGCCGATGCTTTACCTTTTCAAGACCAGCACGGAGCTAATCCGCACGCTCCCTGGCCTGCGGCATGACAAGCATCGTTTCGAGGACATCGACACAACGATGGAAGACCACGCGGCTGACGAGTTGCGCTACGCAATGATGTCGCGCCCGTACACGCGAAGAATACAAACGCCAGACGATGACGATCCTTGGCGGCCGTCAACGCTGGATGAGTTGCTGGCCGCAAGCCCAGCGCCGGGATACTCGGAATATCCGGCGAGGATGTTCTAGTGCCACGCCCCGCAATCGGCGCAAACACCTATCGCGCAAAAAAGCAAATCAAGCGCCCCGGCCGCCACAAGAAGCGCGTGAAGCGGCCAAAGTCTTTCTTCAACCCACCGCAGAAACAGAGGCGATGATGCCAGGCAAACCCGGACTCTACGCAAACATTGCAGCTAAACGCCGCCGCATAAAAAGACAGAAGGCAGCAGGCAAAAAGCCAGAACGTATGCGCAAGCCCGGAACCAAGGGCGCACCGACCGCCAAGGCATTCAAGCAAAGCGCCAAAACCGCCAAGCGCAAGACCAAGCGCAGCTATGGCTGAGTACAAGGGCCGCAAGGTGACGCTGAACAAGCCGCGTCGCATCAGGAAGGGCCAGCCGTCCTACGGCAAAAAGAAGTCCGAGGTGTTCGTAAAGAACCCGAGCGGCAAGGTCGTCCGCGTCACGTTTGGCGATCCCAACATGACGATCAAGAAAAGCAATCCCGAGCGTCGCGCGAACTTCCGCGCACGCCACAACTGCGCGAGTCCCGGCCCCAAAACCAAGGCACGGTACTGGTCATGCAAGGCATGGTAAATGGCTGACAACTACGAAGACGACCTCGAGCCAAAGGGCAAGCGCAACCGCGCTGACTTCTGGCTGAAGAAGGTCAGCTACGCGCGCAACTACGAGCAGCAGTGGCGCAACCGTTCTGCCGCGCTTGTCGCCCGTTACCGCGATGACGACTATTCGCGGCAAGAGCGCGTCACCCGAATGAATATCTTCTATTCCAACGTCGAGACGCTTCAGGCTGCGCTCTACACGGGCGCCCCACGCCCGCGCGTCATTCGCCGCTACCGCGACCAGGACCCGACTGGCCGTCAGGCGGCGGAGATTATTGAGCGTGCGCTGCGTTACCAGGCTGAACAGTACGATCTCGACGGCGAACTCATCAGTGCCATCCGCGACTACCTGATCGTCGGCCGTGGCGTCGTGCGTGTCGTTTACAGTCCGACAGTCATGGAGGGCGACAACCGCGAAGCGGTCAACATGCTGCCGATGTTTAACGACATGGGCGAGCAGGCGGGTGTGCAGTATATGCGCGGCCCGCAAGGCGACGCCGTAGACGAAAGCCTGATTGAGTTTGACGAGACGGGCGCACCCTTCACGCGCGGCGAAGCCTACGAATACATCGCTGACCAGGCATACCGCTGCGAATACGTTCACTGGCAGGACTTTGTGATCGAGCCAAGTCAGCGATGGGCAGACGTAAACTGGATCGCCTTTCGTAAGCTGATGACCCGCGCTGACCTGATCGAACGGTTTGGCGCTGCCAAGGGCAACCGGATTCCGCTAACGCACGAATACGACGACGCGGACACAAACTACTCGACAGAAGACACCAGCCAGCCGATGCGCGCTGAGTGCTACGAGATCTGGGACAAGCGGTCGGGCAAACAGATATTCGTGGCGACCGGCTTTGCCGAGATACTGGAAGAGGCCGAAGACCCATACCAGCTCGACGGCTTCTGGCCTTGCCCAGAACCGCTCTACGCAATCAAGACGACCGACAGCACGATCCCGGTGCCTGAGTTTTTTGAGTACGAAGATCAGGTCAACGAACTCGACATTATCACGCAGCGCATCGCGGTTCTGACCGAGGCGCTGAAGCGTCGCGGCGTTTACGACAGCAGCTTTGCAGAACTGACCCGCTTGGCCGACGCAAACGACAACGAGTTCATTCCCGTCGATAACTACGCGATGATGCAAGGCTCTGGCGGCCTTGCAGCAGTGATGCAGGAAGCTGACCTTGGCACGCTTATTCAGGCGCTGAACCAGCTTTACAACCAGCGCAACGCGGTGATTCAAACAATCTACGAGATCACCGGCATCTCCGACATCATGCGTGGCGCAAGTGCCAGCCGCGAGACGGCGACCGCCCAGCGCATCAAGGGACAGTTTGGCGCGTTACGCCTGACGAACCGTCAGCGTGGCATCGAGCGTTTCATCACGGCGCTGTATGCCATCAAGGCCGAAATGATCGCGGAGAACATCGAGCCGCAGCTTCTGGCGCAGATGACCAATCTGCCGGTCAGCCCGCAAGTCGCTGCGCTCATGGAAAGCGACCGCCTGCGCGGCTTCCGCCTGAACGTCGAGACCGAAGACAGCCTGGCCGTGGACAGCGCGACCGAGCAGCAGCGCCGCGTCGAGTTCCTGACCGCGATGGTGCAATACATTCAGGCCATCGGGCCGATTGTCAGCCAGGGTGCGCTGACGCTTGAGCAGGCCAAGTCGTTCCTGCTGTTTGCTGCGCGTGCATTCCCTGGCGCACGCGAACTCGAAGACGCGCTGGAAGCCATTGGCACGCAGCCCCCGCCGCCACAGCAGCCTGACCCGGCTGACAAGCTGGTGGAAGTTGAGGCCGCCAAGGTTCAAGCGCAGACCGCCAAGGCGCAGGCAGATGCACAGGTGGCGTTACAGAAGCTGGCGCTCGACCGCGAGAAGGCTGAAGCCGACATCAATCTGCGGCAGCAGAAACTTGACATCGATGCCGCAAAAGTAATGAGGCAATAATGGCTATCGCACCCATCCCCATTCCGGGCGTTGCTGGCGTTCCCGTACTGCGCGACGGCCAGCAAGCTGGCATTGCGCCAACCGGCTATGCGCCAGGCACTGTCGTGCAGATGCTTGGGCAGCAACTCATGCAGCCGCCTGCGCCTGTCGCAGTTCCGGTGCCTGTGCCTGCGCAAGTTTTTGCGCCAATGGTCGATGACACAGGTTTTGGCGAACAAGATACAAGCGTTGCAGACGCGCAGGCGTCTGGCAGCGGCAACATAGCCGCCGACCTTGGGCTGCCGTCCGAGCTAACCGACCCGATTGCAGACCTTGGGCTTGGCTTTGCCAATCCGACGCCGATGGGGCTTGGCCTGTCGGCGCTTGGCGCGGCTGTTCCCGCACTTGCGCCGGTCGGCCTTGCTTACTCGCTCGCCAACGCTTTGGGCAATGTCGTCGGTCCAACGCAAACAAACGCGCTCGGCCAGACGCAGCAATTTGGTTTCGGCAACCAGAATATCGATGCGTTCGGAAACCCTGTCGGCTCGCCTGAAAACATTGCGTCAATAATGAGCTTCGATCCCGACCGTGGCTTTGTTGACCAGCGCGGGCAACCCATGAGTCCGACAATTTCTCCTGAAGTTATGGGCGAGGTTGCAGCGGTCGGCGCACCCACAGCCATCGGTGCCTTGGGCGACATTGGTGTCTCGGTCGACAACACCGCCACTGCGCAATCGCCGATGGGTGCTGTCGATACGGACATCGGTTTCGGACCAGCCTCGTCTGATCTCGGCACCGTGGACACCGACATTGCGTTTGGCCCGTCAGATGATGCTGGCGGCGGCGGCGAAAAAGTCATTTGCGGCGAGATGCACCGCCAAGGCCGCATCAGCACGCCGATCTATTTGGCCGACCAGGAGTTTGGTCAGCACATCCGCAAGCAAGACCCTTATGTGATGGATGGCTATCTCGCATGGGCGAACAAGGTTGTTAGCCTGATGCAGAAGTCGTGCGCCTTCTCATGGTTTGTCGCGCTGTTTGCCAAGCCGTGGGCGCGGGAAATGTACCGGCGAGAGACAGGTCGCGGGCGCGGATCGCTCGCTGGCAAGGTGATGATGAAAGTCGGCATTCCGCTTTGCCGCTTCATCGGCAAGCGCAACGCACGCGGCTGGCTGCCACCATTTAGGAGTCACAAACATGCGTAAGGTCTATATCTGGCGCGACGGAAAGATTGTGCCGAAGGGGCCGCAGGCCGCACCCGCTGCTCGCACGCAGATTATTGGCGATATCGAGCCATACCGCTCGATTGCGACCGGCGAGATGATTAACTCGCGTCAGCAGCATCGCCAGCATTTGAGAGATCACAACCTGGTTGAAATCGGTAACGAGCATCAAGCGAAGTTTGGGCTGCCTCGCAGTTAACCGGAGAACATGATGAGCGAAGAAGTGGAAAGCACTCCTGAGCAGGAGCCAGCGTCCCAGACAGTACGCGAAAGCATCGCCGCTGCCTTGGCGACTAACGAACCGCGTGAGCCAGAGCCTGCGCCCGAACCGGAACCGCTTGCGGCAGAAGATAACGCGCCGCTTGCCGATGACCTTGAGCCATCAGAAGATGCAGAGCCAAAGGAAGATGCAGCAGACGAGCCGGAAGAAGTAGCGCCCGGCATTGAAGCGCCAGCGCATTGGGCGGCTGATTTCAAAGACAGCTTCAACGCGCTGCCGCCGGATGCGCAGGAAGTGTTCCTGCAACGATATAAAGACATGGAAGGTGATTACACTCGCAAGACGCAGGAAGTAGCCGACATTCGTCGCCGCGCCTCTGCGCTTGACGAAGTAATGGTGCCTTTCCGAGATGAATTTGCCCGTGCTGGCTTGGACGACATCGGAGCCGTCCGCCAGCTACTTGGCGCACACAAGTTTTTGCGCGAAAGCCCCCAGCAAGCAATCGCATGGCTGGCGCAAAATTATGGCGTATCAACCGACGCACTCGCCGCAAGCGAGCAAGCTGAAGACGATTTTGCCGACCCGCAAGTGAAGCAACTCAGAGACCAGGTGTCTCAGTTGCAAGGTTATTTGCAAACACAAGCGCAACAGCAGCAGCAGGCCGCCGTTGCCGACACCCAGCAGCAGATTGACAATTTTGCCAAGGCGACAGCGGAAGATGGATCGCTCGCGCACCCGCATTTCGACGCGGTGCGCACGACTATGGGCGGCCTCATCCAATCCGGCGTCGCGCAAGACATGGACGCCGCATATGAGATGGCGGTCTACGCAAACCCGGAACTTCGGGGGAGCCTGATCGACCAGCAAGCGGAGAAAGTGACTGCCAAACAGAAACAGGCAGAAAACGTGCGCAAAGCGAAACGCGCACAACAGGCAAATGTTAAAGGCAGCGGTGCACCGGCAAGGGAAGCATTGCCTAGCGGCAGTAGCGTGCGAGACGCACTGCTTCACACAATGAAGGAGTTGCAATCTTAGAAACCAAATAAAGGAGAAGACGATGGCGAGTCCGAATCTTTCGGAAATTGTCACGACAACGCTCCGCAACCGATCTCGTCAGCTAGCAGATAACGTTACAAACCATAACGCTCTGCTTCGCAAAATGCGGGAACGCGGAAACGTAGTCGAACTCTCTGGCGGTAGAGATATCGTGAGAGAGCTAGAGTACCAGGCCAACGACACCGTAAACTTCTACAGCGGCTACGAAGTGCTGGACACTTCGCCTGCCGATGTTCTGAGTTCAGCGGTTTACGACTGGAAACAGCTTGCAGGCACGGTGACCATTTCAGGTCTTGAGGAAATCA